CCCAAGGATGAGACGAACACAGACTATCAAGCCATACTTGAGTGGGTTGCAAATGGTGGCACAATAGTGGATAATGGAGAGTAATTATGGCATCAACATATTCAGATAGATTAAAATTAGAACTACAAGCAACAGGTGAAAACGCTGGTACCTGGGGTGATAAAACAAATACAAACCTACAGGTATTAGACGCTTTTGCTGCAGGATATTTATCAAAGAGTGTTGCAGGCTCTTCTGACGTTACTCTAACGACAGCAAATGCATCGGCTACCTCTGAAGCCTCAAATAAAGTCATAGAACTTACAGGGACCTTATCTGGTAATATTACTGTTTTTATTCCTGCAAAAGAAAACAATTACATATTTTTTAACAATACCTCCGGCTCTCATACACTAACCATTGCTGCTACAGGCCATACTGCCAATGGTGTTGCAATCACACAAGGTGGTCATGCAGAGGTGTATTGTGATGGCTCAGCAGATTTTAATGTTGTTAATGTATTTAGTTCTATGGGAACTATCTCAGCAAAAGTTTTAAACATGACAGGTAATGTAGCCATAACAGATAATAATTATATTAATGTTGGTACTGGCACAGATTTACAAATTTACCATGACGGCACAGATAGTTTTATTGAAAATAATACAGGTGAATTAAATGTCAAAGCTGATAATATCACTATTAAATCTGATACAGGTGAAACGTTTTTAACAATGGATGTTAATGATGGTGTTGATATTTTTCACGATAACGTTAAAAAGTTTGAAACAACATCAGCAGGTGCAACGGTAACAGGTGCATTGACTGTAAGCACAACTGTAGCTGCAACTAACATTGGTAATATTACAGCTCGAAATCTAATTACTACAACTAGCACATCAGCACCTAGTGGTGGCACTGGAGCCGATGGAGATTTCTATCTAATCCATGAATCTTAATGGCTAGTCAATGGTTCATCAAAGTAAGTGGTGCTTTTAAAGAAGTTAATGAAGCTTTTGTAAAAGTATCAGGTAATTGGAAAGAAATACAAGAAGGCTACATTAAAGTAAGTGGTGCTTGGAAAAAATTCTATCAGGCATTTGTTGCCACTTCATTTACAACTCAAACAAATACCGGAACGGTTGTAGTACCACAAGGCGCTAATGCTATCCACGTTCGACAAGCAGTTGGTGGTGGAGCGGCAGGTGTTAGTGGTGCAGAGTATGATAAATCAGGCGGTGAGTCAGGAGGCACAGGCGGTGGATCAGGTGCTTACGTAGCAAATCAAGTTTTTACAGTAGCAGAAGGTGAGACCATAACATTAACTATAGGCGCAGGTGGCACAAATAGTCGGCAAGGCTCTTACCCAAACTTTAGCGCTGAGTCCGGTAACAGTACACAGTTGCAGGGTTCGTCCACTGGAGTATTATTTACACTTGGTAATGGTGTAGGTGGTGGATCAACAGGAGGATCGTCACCTAACGGAAGTGTTAGAACAAACACTGCTTCATCAGGTGGTGCAGTTTCTAATTTAGGGACTGTTTTAACATCAGGCACATTCAAAGAAGCCGATGGATCAACTGTTTCAATACCAACTGCCACAAGTTTATTGGGCGGTGTTATAACATCATACAATCAACAAGGATCAGGAGTTGCAGGTGTAACCGGTCAAAACTGTAGTGGTGATAACTGTAATCAGGCAGGTGGTAATGGCGGTGCATCCTATAATGGAGCAGTTGCAGGGGGCACTGGTAATTTTGGAAGCACTGGTGGTTCAGGTACAAAGGGATCAGGCGGTGGCGGAGGTGGTGCACAACCACAAACTGATGGTGGTGCTGGTGGCACAGGAGAGATCATTTACAGGTTTTTACGTGTAACCTAATTTATGTTTCTAGATAATTACTATTACTATTTTCAAAAGGCTTTAACTCCTGAGTTTTGTGACAAGATCATTGAAACAGGTAAATCAAAAATAATAGAAAAAGCAAAAACACATGACGAAAGTTTAAAAGCAAGAAATTCATCCATAGCATGGATGGAAGAAGACTGGCTCTATCAAAACATAGAACCCTTTATACAAGAGGCAAATAAACAGGCAGGTTGGAACTTTGATTGGGTAGGCTCTGAAAAGTGTCAGTTTACTATTTACAAAGAAAATCAATTTTATCATTGGCATCAAGATTCACATAACAAAATGATTGACGGCAACATCAGAAAACTTTCTGTGACTGTGTCACTTGAAGATGGAAATAATTATGAGGGTGGAGATTTAGAGTTTGATTTGCGCAATAGGGAAGATAGTGAATCAGTAATTTTATCCGCCAAAGCAGCTAGAGATAAGGGATCTATAATAGTATTCCCATCTTTTGTTTGGCATAGAGTAACACCAGTAACAAAAGGAACTAGATACTCATTAGTAATATGGAGTGTTGGTCCACCATTTAAATAAAGGAGATAAAATGTTAGAAGGCGATTTAAAAGACCACAATATAAGATTGTATTTAGGAATGCCTATGTATGGAGGTATGTTAGGAGAAAACACTTTACATGGAGTGTTAGGTCTTCAAGCATGGACCAAGGACCAAGGCGTTGGTATGAAGTTACAAACGATGGGTAACGAGTCTCTTATTACAAGAGCTAGAAATACAATTGTATCTATGTTTCTTGATGATCAAAATTATATAGGCACACATTTATTATTTATTGATGCGGACATAGGCTTTAAACCACAAAATATTGAAAGATTAATTAGAGCAGATAAAGATATTGCTTGTGGCATTTACCCACGTAAGTGTATTCATTGGAATCAAGTTATTGATGCTGTTAAAAAAAATCCAAATATTACAGAAGATGAAATATCTTATAAAGGACTAGGCTATAATCTTAACTTTGAAGACCCAAAAAATATACAATTAATAGGAGGATTTGTGGAGGTCATGGAAGCGGCTACGGGTATGATGCTCATAAAACGTGACGTATTCAATAAAATGAAAAAAGCATATCCAGAAAGAAAATATCAATCTGATCAAATTGTTAACGGAGCTAGATATAAGTCTGATAATTGTTATGATTTATTTGGTGTTGGTAAGATTGACTGGGACCAAGAACAACGATATTTAAGTGAGGACTATTATTTTAGTAGATTATGGTCTAAGATAGGTGGTAAAATATATGCAGATGTGGCTTCACCTTTGGTGCATCAAGGAAATATGCACTTTAAGGGCCATGTAGGAACAATATTTAGTATAGCTGATGACACTGACAAAACTACAACTCAAACCGGGGATACAAAAACAGACCAGTGATTTAGGTGCTGGGGGTGGCTACACTGATTGTGATAATATCAGATTTAGATATGGACTACCTGAAAAAATTGGTGGTTGGGCGAAGACAACTGAAAACACTTTAATTGGTGTTGTTAGAGACGCTCATCATTGGGTTGCTTTAGATGGCACAAGATTAGCTGCTTTAGGTACAAACAAAAAACTTTACATTTATGCCAACAGTTTATTGTACGATATTACCCCGTTAAGACAAACAAACAGCTCTGTCAGTAATATATTTACCACGGCCAACGGAACAAATGTTGTCACCGTAAATATAACAGGACACAATGCCAATGAAGGAGATATTGTAAATTTTTCCGGCACAACAGGATTATCTGGCACAAGTTTTTCTGCAAGTGACTTTGATAATAATTTTGAAATACAATCGATAACAAGTGCCAATGCTTTTACCATACAAATGGCTGCTAATGAAACTACAGGTTCAGTCACTACAGGCACAGCGACAGCAAAATTTGATTTAAGCATAGGACCAGCCTCATCAACTTTTGGATATGGTTGGGGTACATCCACATGGAATACATTAACGTGGGGCACAGCAAGAACATCTTCTTCTGTTACACTTGATGGTAGAGATTGGTCTATAGATAATTTTGGTGAGCTTATGATTGCTACCGTTCTTAATGGATCAACTTTTCAATGGTCACCGACCACTGATGGATTAACAGGTAGAGCAAGTTTAGTAACTAATGCTCCGACAACAAGTAAATTTTCACTTGTATCTACTCCTGATAGACATCTCATATTATTTGGCACAGAAAAGACAGTTGGTTCAGGAAGCTCACAAGATCCTTTATTACTTCGTTTTTCATCACAAGAAGATATTACCACATATCAACCTGCTGCAACAAACACTGCAGGATCATTACGAGTACAAGACGGTTCTACAATTGTAGGTGCAGATAAAGCACGTGGTCAAATATTAGTTTGGACAGATACATCTTTGCATGGATTACAGTTTATTGGCCCACCTTTTACTTTTGGTTTGAATCAATTAGGTAGAAATTGTGGACTTCTTGGACAACATGCTGGAGTTGTTGTTCGTGACGTAGCTTACTGGATGGGTCAAAATGCATTTTTTGTTTTTGATGGTACGGTTAAAAAATTACCTTGCACTGTTGATGATTTTGTTTTTGAAAATATTGATTTGACGCAAACTGATCAAATCTTTGCAGGTGTTAATACAGAATTTGCAGAAATTATTTGGTTTTATGTAACAAATCCTAATAATGCGATCAATCCGCAGATTAACAAATGTGTTATTTATAATTATTTAGAACAAACATGGACTGTCGGCACATTGAATAGAACAACATGGGTCGATCGTGGTGTATTTGATAACCCGCTTGCAACAGAATTTTTAACTAACACAACTGCTAATGCAACACCGACTGTTTTAGGTTTATCAAACGGAGTAACAAAATATTATGAACAAGAATCTGGATTTGATAATGATGGCGAAGCCATGCAAGCTTTCATACAATCAGGTGATTTTAATATTGATGAAGGTGGTGAACAATTAATGCGTATTGCAAGATTTATTCCAGACTTTAGAGATCAATCAGGTAACTTAACAGTCACCTGGAGTTTTAAGAATTATCCATATGGTAATGTCATTAGTCAAACAGCATCTACAGTTGCTACCACAGATACGAAAAAAGATATTAGAGGTAGGGGTAGACAAGCCAACTTTAAAATAGAATCAAACGTTGCTGATGGTAATTTTAAAATGGGAACATTTACTATCGATGCTTTCCCTGATGGAGGTAGATAATGGCAAAAATAGCTCAAACAAGATTTCCTGATCCACCAAATAATTATGATCCAAGATCTTTTGCTGAATTAATCAGACAATTAGAACAGTTAATATTACAGTTAAATTTTTCATATCAGCAAGATAACTCTGATGAGCAAACGAGAAGGACGTTTTTTTTGGGATAATGGCTGACGTATTTAAAAGATTTATATCAAATTTAACGTCCACAGGATTAACCACTGTATTTACGGTGCCCACGGCTGACGTTGCAGCTTCTCCTCCTGTGCCAGTGTCAACGTTTGTAGTAAAAAGTTTATCTGTTCATAATTATCATGCCTCAGACACAGTTACTGTGACTTTGACACATAATAACGGTTCTGCTGACTTTGAAGTAGACGAGGTTGATGTTAGCGCTACAGATACAACAACAAGACAGGATGTAAAGGTTTTTGAAGCAGGAGACTCCTTAAAAGTAACAGCTAACGCCGCAAATAAGGCTATGGTAACAGTTTCCTTGCTTGAAATTAAACAACAACAGTAGTACAAATAAAGGTTAAGATGACAAAAATAGTAGATGAACCAAAAGTTATTGGACACAAGGAAATAAACGGTGAACAGGTACCTATATACAGTTGCA